TTGACGACAGAGAGCTTTCCGATCCGCTTGTGCAGACGATGTTTTCCCGGCATGACTCTTATGCGGAATACTCCGTCAGCGGCACAGGCATACATCAATACGGCAAGTGCGATTTTACAAAAATCCCTACTTACATTGATAAGAAAGGCAAGCTCTGCCTTGACCGGCAGTATTACCAGAAGAATCCGAACAACAATATGGAGCTATATATCGGCGGCATCACAAATCGCTTTGCAGTATATACCGGAAATGTTATCGAGAATAAGCCTCTCCGGGAATGCACTTCTGCCATACTTACCACACTGGACAAGGATATGCGAAGAAAAGAAAAAGCCAAGTACAGTTCAAAGCGAGACGGCAACAAGGTTGACTTCGATATTATCTGTAATCTGCGTAAGCAGAAAAACGGTGATAAATTCAGCAAGCTTTATGACAATGGCGATTTCAGTGATTATAACTCACAGTCTGAGGCGGACGCTGCGCTCTGTGCATTGATTGCATTCCGTACCGGGCCAGACCCAGAGGCAATAGATTCGATATTCAGAAGCTCTGCGCTGTACCGGGACAAGTGGGAACGGGACGATTACCGGGAAAGCACAATCGAAGCCGGGATTGAAGCCTGTCACGGCACTTTCCATAAATCCAAAATGGTTCATCCCTATTTCATCAAGTTCAACGAAATGACCGGTGAGCCGTATGTCAGTGTTCCGCTTCTTGCGAAATATGTTCGGGAGCATCTTCAGTATCTGCTCGTCCGGGACAACGGGAAACAGGGCCTACTGAAATATGTATATGAAGACGGCTGTTACCGGCTTTATTCCAACGATATGCTCATGGGCCGTATCAAACAGTACATTGCCGATTACGATGAGGAGCTTGTGAAAATGGGACAGGTTTCCGAAACTTTAAATCATATCGTCACAGACCTTAATTATGTGACGCAGGACGATCTGAACGACAACGAGGATTTAATCAATTTCAGTAACGGTCTCCTCCGTGTAACAGAGGATGTTCTTCAACTTTTTCCCCATAGTCCCGACGTGCTTTCAACCATTCAGATTCCTTGTGAGTGGAAAGGCGCTCCGACACCGACACCGGTATTCGACAGTTATATTCGTACACTCACAAATGGCGATAAGGCCATAGAACAGCTCCTGCTGGAGTTCATCGGAGCCTGTATCTCAAATGTGAAAGGCAGCCGAATGAAAAAATCGCTGTTCCTCGTAGGCAATGGCGATACCGGTAAATCTCAGCTAAAAAGCCTCGTTGAAAGGCTCCTCGGCAGAGAGAATTTCATAGGCATTGACCTGAAAGACATTGAAGCACGTTTCGGCACAGGCGCTATCTACGGCACACGCCTCTCCGGGTCCTCGGACATGAGCTTTCTTTCCGTAAATGAGCTAAAGACTTTCAAGATGATTACTGGCGGCGATGCAATTTTTGCCGAATTCAAAGGCTTGCAGGGCTTTCAGTACACTTACAACGGTCTGTTATGGTTTTGCATGAACAAGCTGCCAAAGTTTGGTGGGGACGATGGACAGTGGGTATATGACCGAATTATGGTGGTCAACTGTCCGAATGTCATACCAAAGGATAAACAGGATAAAAAGCTGCTCGACAAAATGTATGCCGAGCGGAACGGAATTGTGTACAAGGCTGTAAAGGCTCTGCAGACCGTAATCGCAAACGGCTACCGCTTTAGTGAGACTCCAAAGATTATCGAAGCGAGGCGGGAATACAAGAGCACGAACAGCACAGTCATCAGTTTCTTTGAAGAATGCATGTGTCCGTGGCAGCGCGGCACAATCAACCGGCATTGCACAACAGGCCGTATATACAAGGTTTATCAGGCATGGTGCCGGGAAAACAATAACGGCTATGCCAAAAACTCGAAGGAGTTCCGGGAGGAGCTTGCAGAGTATCTCGGTACTACGTTTGCAGATATGACCACAAGGCAGAACGGCAATACCTATTATCGGAATTACTCTTTGACTCTCGAAGCCAAAGAGCAGTTCAGTAAGGAATATGGCTATGACAACACCACCGATTTCCTGTAATCCGGTAGCAGTTGGTAGCAGTTCAGTAGCAGTTATAATCACAACTGCTACCATGAAAAATGCCAGTATTTCAAGGGTTTTGAGGCTTTAGTAGCAGTTGGTAGCAGTTCTTTCAACTTCTAAGGCCAACTCAAAAATGTTTGTAGGTATTGGTAATGCATACAAGGTTTGTTGAGAATGAACAGCAAGCTGTGAACAACTGCTACCTACTGCTACCAAATAGGCAAAAAGCCCGGTATATCAAGGTTTTCTCTGGTAGCAGTTCTCAAAACTTCTGCTACCACAACTGCTACTGCTGCTACTAAATGAGAGAAAAAGGACGGTGAAGCAAATTGAACTGATAATCACATTTCATAAACCGTACGGCTGGGGAACGCTATATCTTCACAGCTTTTCCTACCGGACAGCGGCACAGGCTCTCGTGTAAAAATTCGCATAAGTTTTCAGGGGAATAGCCCCAATAATTAACTTTTAGGAGGAATTTAAAATGGCAAATTATCCACTCAAAGCAACGAGCAAGGGAGGAACGCTTCTCCTTCCAAACAACTCGTACATCTCTGATGAATATGCAGAGAAAACGTGTGACTTATTCTTAAGAAGCTCTGTCGAGCAAGACGAACAAGGAAAGCTGCATAAGTATTACCGGCTTCACTCAAAACAAGCCCATAATACCGAAATGGCTCTGGCTTATGATATCCAGTGCCCGGAATGCCGTGTAGGTATGCTTAAGCAAATTGGCAGGCAGCTCAGCTACAACGAACTGGGACTATACAGATGCCCTGTCTGTGACAGGAAATAATGGAGGGGAAAATATGAATACTTACGCTGAAAGATTACCATATACCGGATCACCGGAATATGACAAACACTTCTGGAACGCTATGCGCGGCAACAATGGCAGCTACGCTGAACTTACAAAAGGCCGTAATATCGAAACAGGAACCTATGCCATGCCGAACAGTGCTGAGAACAAGTATATGGCAGCACTTGAGAAAGAAAGCCTGTTCCGTAAAATCGCCACAGTTATCAAGGCATACGGCAACGGGTACCGCATTTTCGCAAAAGACAGTAATGACTTGGCACAGTGGGTGCCTGAAGGTGATTCTATCCCCGTTTACGAGGGATTAGAGGATTTCACCACCAGCAATGTAGACAGTTGGAAGCTGGCTGCAATGGTGAAAATGGACGAGGCATTCGTCCGTGACGCCAGTTTTGACATTGAGAACTATCTTATTAAGCGCTTTGCTAAGAACTTCGGCAGATCCGAGGACAATGCTTTTATCAACGGAACCGGCATTGAAATGCCCACGGGTATTCTTAATGAAACCAGCGGAGCTGAAGTTGCTGCGACCATTGACGATATCAGCTATGACGATGTTATCGATTTGTACTTCTCTGTAAAACCGGAATACCGTAAAAACGCTATATGGCTGATGAATGACAAAACCGCTCTTGCCCTGCGCAAATTAAAAGATGAAGCCGGTAACTACCTATGGCGTGACAGCGATGATACCATTCTTGGCAAAAATGTAATCATGACCGAGTTTATGCCGGATGCGGAGTCTGGCTCAAAGCCCATAGCCTTCGGTGACTTCAGTTATTACTGGGTTATCGGCCGAAAGCCTATCGGTGTACGCACCCTCTCTGAGAAGTTCGCTACCCTTGATCAGCTTGGGTATCTGGCATACGAGTTCCTTGACGGAAAACTCATTCGTACGGAGGCAGTAAAAGTAATTCAGTTATCAGATAATAAAGGCTAAAAATCAAAATACAAGAATGCCGAAAGCAGCTCATGCAAGTAGGCACTCTTGTCATAGTTTGATTTTGCCATATTACCCGTTTGAATTCGCGTTTTTGCACACGAAGCCCCACGCCGTTGTCCGCTTTGGAAAGCCGTGGAGATTTCAATACCCCCACCCGGTAGAAAGGAGGCCCACATGGATAATAAACCTGTGAGCGTGACCGAAAAAGTCATCGGTGACACGCTCTACATTATAGAATCGACGGTCAGTGATACCGCCAAAGAAACCGCTTATGACAAGCTGAAACGCATGATTCTGGGTGAAGTTGAAAGTCAAAAAATAAAGCTGGCATCTTAACAAATTACACTTGACTTCTTCGCAGTAGTACGCGAATATGTAGTACCGCTTGAAGACTGTCGGAAAGGAGGAAAAAATGAATATTAACAGACAGTCTTTTACTGCGAAGAATGATGGCAAGGTCACAGCCCTTTACTGCCGCCTCTCACGCGATGACGAGCTGCAAGGCGACAGTAACAGCATTAAGAACCAGAAGGCCATACTCCAAAAGTATGCTGACGACAATGGATTCGGCAATACGCAGTTTTTCGTTGATGACGGGTACAGTGGCACAAACTTCGACCGTCCGGACTGGCAGCGCTTGATTGCGCTTGCGGAGGAAGGCAGTATCGGCACCATCATTGTGAAGGACATGAGCCGCCTTGGGCGCGATTATCTTAAGGTCGGCTATTATACCGAAGTTTTCTTTCCCGGCTCCGACATCCGCTTCATAGCCATCAACAACGGCGTAGACAGTGCCAATCAGCAGGACAGCGATTTCACACCATTCCTCAACATTATTAACGAATGGTACGCCAAGGACACCAGCAAGAAAATACGCGCTGTGTTTAAGGCCAAAGGTCAGAATGGTAAGCCACTCTGCACGAATCCTCCCTACGGCTACATAAAGGACCCAGAGGATAAGGACCACTGGATTGTTGACGAGGAAGCCGCTAAAGTTGTCCGTGAAGTATTCCACCTTTGTGTCTGCGGTTATGGGCCACAGCAGATAGGCCGGGAAATGATGAAACGAGGCTACATGAATCCTACAGCTTATGCGAAAGCAAACGGCATAGGTAAGCCGGATACCCGGACTGTCGGTGACGATTACACTTGGCAGGACAGCACCGTTTCACACATGCTTGGCCGGATGGAGTATTTAGGGCACACGGTAAATTTCAAGACCTATCGCAAATCCTACAAGAACAAAAAGCAGCTAAAGAACGATCCGTCTGAATGGCAGATTTTCGAGAATACGCACGAGGCCATTATTGACCAAGAAACCTTTGACATTGTGCAGCGCATCCGTGATGGCAGACGCAGACTTACGCCAATGGGCGAGATGCCATTGCTCTCCGGAATGGTGTTCTGTGCGGACTGCGGAAAGAAGCTCTACCAAGTGCGTGGCAGGAACCTCCCACAAAAGGAATACATGGTCTGCTCAACCTACCGGAAGATTAAAGGCGGCTGCAGCTCTCACCAGATACGCAATGAGGTAATTGAGGAACTGCTCCTTGACGGAATCCAGACTGTGACCGCTTATGCCAGAGAGCACGAGGCAGAGTTCGTAGAACTTGTTACGAAGAAGTCACAGGCCGAGCTTGAACGGAACCTCAAGGATGGAAAGCGTGAGCTTGAACAGGCACAGAACCGCATCCGCAAGCTGGACGAGATTATTCAGCGGCTTTACGAGGATAACATTGAGGGTAAAATTTCCGATGAGCGTTTTGCCAAGATGAGCGCCAACTACGAGGAAGAACAGCGCACACTCAGTGACCGGGTAAAAGAGCTGAAAAGGCTCATTGATTCTGAAAAAGAAAGCTCCATCAATGTTGACCGCTTCCTCAATCTTGTGCGTAAGTACACTGATGTCAAAGAGCTCACAGCCGAGATTATACGCGAGTTTGTTGAGAAAATCTACGTTCACCAGATGGAGCGCATAGGTGGCCAGAAGGTACAGCGCATCCGAATCGTATGGAACTGCATAGGCGAGTTTACATCACCAGCCATTACTCAAAAGGAAAAATCGGCATAGCCGGTAAATACATACCAAACTATGCCGATATTTTTTCCGGGATTATATATCCCTAATTTGCACCCACATTCCGGGCGGGTTT